GGGGCGGCGCTGCGGCGCTTCTCGGCGGACAGCCCGGAGCGGAAGGAGTCGGCGGGGCAGCTACCGTAACGGGCGGCGCGGGAGGTGCGACCTCCGGTGCGGGCGGCGCTGTAACGGTAACCGGCGGGGCCGGAACGGCCGGTAACTCGGCGGGAGGAGCGTTCAGCGGAAAGGGCGGCGCCGGACAGGGAACGGCGGCCGGTGGTGCGGCGAGCATCGTCGGTGGAGCGTCGGGCGCAGGGGCTACCGGTAACGGCGGGGACGCCAGTGTAACCGGTGGTGCGGCGGCCTCTACGAACGGGAATGGAGGGAATGTCGTACTTACACCCGGAGCGCTTGCGGGCTCGGGGTTTGCTGGAAACATCAAGCTTGCCGGGAAGACCATTTACAGCCAAGGAGCGCAGACGGCAAAAACGGTTAGCGCCACTCTTACGGCCGCGGAGCTCGATGCGCGTATCATAACCGTAAACCAGGGAGCTGCGGGAGCCTCAGAGCTTACGCTTCCCCTTGCTACGGCGATGGACACGGCATTCCCGAACGCGGGAACCAACTTCGCGTTTGAGTTCTCGCTCATCAACATTTCAACGACCGATGCCGAAGACGCAACTATCCTTACGGCCGACGGATGGACGCTTGTCGGCAACATGGAAGTTCAGGCCGCGAGCGCACTAACCCTGAACACTTCTGGTCGTTTCTGTGCAAGGAAGACGGGCACCGGGGCTTGGACGCTGTATCGTCTCTCGTAGTTTATAGGCGGCCTTCGGGCCGCTTTTTTGGAGGTAAATGGTGGAGTTTCCAAGATACGTATTCACGAGTCCCGGACCTGAGAAAATACCTGGTGGAAGCTACGGGACCGAGCTGGTAAACGATCAGGACGAGTTCGACGACGCGATAGCCGCCGGGTTTTTCGCGACCATGCCGGAAGCGCTGGAAGACGCGAAAAAAGAGCCGGAAGAAAAGGAAGAGCCGGTTGCAGCCGAGTCCGTCGAAGAAAAGGCCACGGAAGAAATGCCGAGTACTCCCAAGCGCGGCAGGAAGCCGAAGGGAGAGTAAATGGGTATCAGGGTTGTGCCTACAAAAAAGGCGGCCAAGAGGAAAAGCGTCTCCAAGGGCACGCCGAAAGAAATGCCCATGATGGCCCATCAGGAAGATACTTGGCAAGCTGAAAACGATCTCCGCACGCTCATTCAGGCCGAAGAAATAAAGCGGGATAGTCGGCGACTGGCAAAGGCAAGGGCGGTCGCTAAAACCCAGGTGACGGCTATATCCAAGGTAACGAAGGGCGGTAAATGAGCTACACAAAGCGGCAGTTGATCAGCGGCGCATTCACTGAGGCGGGGCTTGCCGAATATGAGTTCGACATTGCTCCCGAGCAACTGGAAGAGGGGTTGCGCCGTCTTGACTCAATGATGGCCGAATGGAGCATAAAGAAGATACGCCTTGGGTATCTAAGCCCCATTACTCCCGCAGAATCAGACGTTGACGCGATATCAGGTATCCCGAATTACGCCGTAGAGGCGGTGATATGCAATCTTGCGATCAAGATCGCCACAGGGCACGGGAAGCAGGTGAGTATGCACACACTTTCCGCCGCGTCAAATGGCCTCAATACGCTCATGGCGATATCGGCACGTCCGCGCGAAATGCGGTTGCCGGTTATGCCGAGCGGGGCGGGAAACAAAGGATTCGAAACGCCGTTTATGGGCGGTGAAGATAGCGACGTAATAAAGCCGCTAGAGCCTAGTATTAATTTCGGGTGAGGGGATAATGTCAATATCCAGAGTTACTTCTATTAATTCGGGCGATCATTTTGTATTTGACATCGGAAGCGAAAAGGATTTTGGCGCGGCTTCTTTGCCTATTGTCCTTGCGTGGATTCAGGCCGGACTTATCTTCCCAGCCGCAGGGCGCGCAGAGCCGGTAACGCAGCGCTACTCTCCGAACGCCACAGCGTTTTCTGTTACCATAACCGATGGTGTTGACGACGATACCGACGTGCACCTTATTCTTACTCCTCTTGCTGGGTACGCAGACGGAACCATCGTGTTGCCTTTGTCGACGAGTCTTCGCGACAAACAGCTAGTAATAGTAAATTGCACTCAAGCGGTGGCGACTCTCGTCGTAAGCGGAAACGGAGTAACGGTGGTCGGGGCTCCGACGGCCTTTTTGGCAAACGGGTATTTTACGCTTGAATATGATTTGACTAACCTTACTTGGTACCGGATAGGATAGGGGGGGGTGGGGGATATATGAGAGCGTTTTGCCCATCAAGAGGATCAAATCAAGTAGTATCTCCGGCGGCGGCGTCTGCCTCGGCTTCAATAAACGCAGTCGATAAAAACGTTCGCCTTGTAAACTCAGGGTCGAATATATGCTATGTCCGAATCGGTACTGGAACGCAAGCAGCCACGACAGCCGACACTCCGGTTAGATCGGCCGAATCGCTTATTCTTCGCAAGGGAGACGGCGAAAACACGATAGCGTATATATCGGCTTCGGGGACAACCTTAAATATTCAGACCGGAGACGGCGGAGACTGATGCAAATACCGATCTTGAGCGGCATATACACTGATACCGTCGCTGATATCAGGACCTCATACCCTGTCAACATGGTTCCCGTCCCTAAGCAATCGGGGATCAATGCTGGTTATTTGAGGCCAGCGTATGGCGCCGTCAAGCTCGGAGGTATCCAGGGACAGCCAAGAGGGGCTATCAACTGGAACGGAGTTTTGTACGCCGTTATCGGAGACAAGTTTGTAAGCATCGATGAATATTCCGTTGTAACCATAATAGGGAATGTTGGAAACGACGGACTCCATACGACGATGGTGTACAGCTTCGATCGTTTGGCTATAACTTCGGCAAACAAGCTTTTTTACTACAACGGATCGGCGCTTACTCAGGTTACCGACGCAGACCTTGGCCGAGCGCTTAGTGTCGCGTGGATTAATGGGTACTTCATAACAACGGATGGCGACTATCTTGTGTCAACAGACATAACCGACCCAACGAGTGTAAGCCCTCTCAAGTATGGATCGTCTGAATACGATCCCGACCCCATAGTCGGCGTGATCGTGCATCGGACAGAGCTATATGCAATCAACAGGTACAGCATTGAAGCTTTTCAAATTACGCCTAGCACTGGGTTTCCGCTTGAGCGTATTGAAGGCGCGCAGATACCAAAAGGATCGGTTGGGCCGAACGCGTTTTGTCTTTACGCTGAATCTATCGCGTTTGTCGGGGGCGGGAGAAATTCTCCTACGTCTGTTTATATCGGATCAAACGGGTCGGCAGTGAAGATCGCGACCGATGAAATAGAGAACGTTCTTTCCGCATATACTGAGATAGAATTATATAAAACCGTTTTGAAATCTCGCGCTCAGGATGGGCATGAGTATCTTTGGATATCGCTTCCAGACAGGACGCTTATATATGATGTTACCTCGTCGGTTATAATGGGTTCGCCTATATGGTGTACTCTCACAAGTTCAACCGATGGATTTTCACGGTATCGATTAATTGACCCGGTGTACATCTACAATAAATGGATAGTGTTTGACGCCGACACTGGCGACTTCGGGTACATGAGCAAGGAAACAATGCGTCAGTTCGGAGCCGTGTATCGGTGGGAGTTTGCAACACCCATCGTGTACAACGAGGGTAGGGGTGCTGTGTTCCACTCTATCGAATTGCAGTGCATAACGGGGCGCGCGGAATCTGGCGATACTCCGTATGTGAGTACGAGCTACTCAACAGACGGAATAACGTGGAGTCAAGATAGAGTTATCGCGGCCGGGGTTAGCGGGGAAAGAAGGAAGCGCTTAGTATGGTTCCGACAAGGCCATATGAAAAACTGGCGCACACAGAGATTTAGGGGAGACAGCAAGGCGATTATAGCGCCGATACGAATTGAGGCAAACATGGAGCCGTTAGCAGTATGAGCGTAGCACGTATCAAAAGGGATCAGCTCGCGGCGTTTCTCAAAAGCGACTCCGACGCTATACGTATGTTTGAGAACTTGTTCAAAAATGCGAACGCGTTGTATTCTATGCGTCCATTCAAGTACACCGCTACGCATACGGCCGCCCTCGGTTCTACTCCTACGCTTCTTGTAGACGACCTTAACCCTGGTGAGAAAATATACCTTCAAGGATTTATCGCTAAGGTTGACGGAGCTACGGCGTGGACTGATGCAACGGGGACTATTGTAAAGCTTCAAGACGGTTCGGGTGTGGTCGGTATAACAATTCCGAAAGCACTCTTGACCGGTAACGCCATTGTGCAGATGAGCACGGCTAGTGTAGTAATAGGCGACGCGGTTTCTGAGGGGACAGGGTTTACCTTGGAGGAAAACTTGTACATTGTCGCCGATGATGTTTTCACGGCCGGGAGTGACTTGAAAATAACCGCGTTTGGTTTTGTGGGGATGTAGCCATGTCGTTATTGTTGGGCGCTGGACTTGTAGGATTTAGTGGATTTCTAAGCGGTGCCATGCAAGCTTCAGCCGCCAGAAAGGCGGCTAAGGCCCAAGCTGAAGCGAACATGGCCGCGATGAAAGAATCTGGGCGGCAGTTTGACGCCCAAATGGCGCAGTACCTTGTTGACAAGGAAGATGCGCAAGCGAGGTACGACCAAGAACAAGAATTATACAACACGTACCGTAACGAAGCGTTAGCTCTTGAAGCTTCCAGATACGGCACGACGCAAGCACAAATATCTCCATACATGTCCACAGGTGAGGACGCGCTTTCGGCTCAAAGGTCAATGCTTGGGCTTAGCGACACAAACACGATTACGTCACAGGCTGAGGCGGATTATCAAAAAGCCGTAAGCGACGCGAAACTCAGATACGAACAAGCGAGAACCGGGCAAGTTCAGCAACCGGCCGCAGGGTTGCAGTCATATATAGACGCACAGACAAAAGCCGAGCAGGATTTGGCGGGGATAACCTCAAACGTAACAACGGCTCAATCGAGTTATGACGCCGTAATGGCACAAGCCAAGCCGCTTCAAGACTTGATCAATAAAGCAAATACGGAAAGTCAAAAAAATGCAGATTATTACAGTAGAAATAGAATATCTCCTCCAAACACGACTGGGGAATACATACGGGCAGTTCAAAAACTAAAAGACCTCGACATAAATACAGCCAAGACGGCGCTCGACACAGTAAAAGCTCAACAGGCAACAGCCCAAGGCGCATTCGACACTGCAAAAAACGCGTACACGACGGCTCAAGGCCAACAGACACAACAGGTAACGACCGACTACCAAAGCGAATACGACAAGGCTGTAGCCGACGCGGAAGCTAAACGAGCTGCGGCACTTGGATCAGTTAGCGCTCAATCGGGCGGAGCACAGACAGGACAGCCTACAGCGCTAGACGCCCTTAAAGGTACGGCGTTCGGTCAGTCTGGATACATGCCGCAGATTAATGTAGGAGACATAGAGGGCGGCATGGAATACCAGTCCCTCATGAAGTCCGGCGAAAACGCCATACTTGCGAATGCTGCGGCGACCGGAGGACTACGAGGCGGGAACGTCCAGGCCGCGATGGGTGAGTATCGCCCGTCATTACTTGCCGGGTTGATCGACAAGCAATACGGGCGACTCACCGAAGCTTCAGACAAGGAATACAACAGATCGCTAAACTCCTATAACACGAAATACGCGCAGCTCGGCGGTCTTTCCGGCATGGGGCAATCGTCAGTGCTTGGGACACAATCGGGCGGTGCGGGGGTTGGCGGAAACGTTGCAGGGTACGGAGGGTCTCAGGTTGGGTATCCTACTTCAAACGCAGCGGACTATATCCAAAATGCTGGCGCTATTGAGGCGGGCGGATATCTTGCACAAGGCAATGCGGCGCAAACTATGTTGGGCGGCATAACTTCCGGAGTTGGTATGTATGGTTCTGGGATGGGGTGGTGGTAAATGCAGCCATATGATTACACTACAGGGCAAGCATTAAATCCTCTTCAGTCTTTTATAGGCGGAATGAATATCGGGACGTCATATCGCCAAAATCAAGAAGCAAGGCTACTCGCTCAGGCTAAAATGCAGCAAGAGGAGGCGGCAAGGAGGCAACAAGAGAAACAAAACTTGCTTATTGATGCCGCATTGCAGCCGGGGGCAACGGCAGAAGATTATAGAAAACTTAGCTTGCTTATGGACAAAGACCAGTACGAAGCGGCGCAAAATGGGTATAAGCTTGCAAAACAAGAAACCATAGACGCCGACTTAAAAGATAACGCCGACGTATACAACGCGTTTAATTCAGGAAATCCCGAGATAGGCATCGACTTGATGAAGCGTCATCTTGATGTGGCTAAATCGGAAAATGATCAAAAGGCAATTGTTACAATATCGCAATTGTTGGAAAAGGCAGAGAACGGAGACACTGAACCGGCAAAGCTGTTTTTCGGATTTCAGTTATCCGCAATCCCAGGCGGAGACCTTATAATAGATTCTTCCGCAAAGCTTAACGATGAAGTTAGAAAACAGAGAGAATATCCCATCCTAATGGCTCAGAAACAAGCCGATCTTGACAAAGCTACTTCGGACGCTGAAAAGGCAGAAATTGAAGCAAAATATGCGGAAAGGGCAAAAATAGCCGATCTTAAAAAACTTGCGGTTGATACAGGTTTAAGTGAAGCAAATACAAACAAAGCCCTGGCAGAAACTAGAAAGCTTAATGCGGAAATCGCTGAGATTGGAATAAAGCTTGCGGGAGCCAAACAACATGGCGGGCTAGACGAAGAAAAAATAGCCGACATGGAAGTGCAGCTTAACAACACGGTAAACACGCGCAACAAGAATGTAATTGAAGCGCGCGCATATTACGATAACATAAACTCAGGCGCTAAGATTGGAAACGGTGTCGGTGATATTGCTATCATAAACAGTTTCATGCGGCAATTGAGCCCTGGTATCGTCACCGATAACGATTACAAGGCGGCGATATCTACGGGCGGTATAATGTCGCAACTGGAAGCCTTAAAATCAAAGTATGATCCTAAAAAACCAGGAAACCTTCTCACTGATAGTCAGCGCAAACAATTCGCGGCTATGTCAAAGCAGTTTCTTGAAAACGCGAAAAGAGAAAACGAAACCCAGCTTTCTGGAATACGAAACCTTGTAAAATCATACGGATTATCTGAAATGAACGTATTCGGAAGCGAGGCAAAGCCGAAGGAATCGCCACAAAAACCGGCAGCGTCACCGTATAGAACCGAAGCCGACGCCTTGTCGGCCGCTTCAAGACAGACGGGCGCCGCAAAAGTCGTTGAGGTCGATTGGTAATGCCGTATTCTATCCGCACGAAAGACGGCATTATGATCGATAACATCCCCGACGACGTCGCAAACAACGATCAGCGCTTAAAAGACACCGTTGCGCAGTTGCGATCGGCTGGACAAAAGACAGCGTCGTTTGAAGCTCCAGTAAGCACCGAACAAAAACAGCCTAGCGCAATAGGTGAAGTTGCCGAAGGCGCCGCGAAAGGATTGAAGCAAGGTACCACGGCGCTTATTCGTGGAGCGGCAGAGGGAGCAGCGGCTACCGTCGGGCTTCTTTCAGATCCCATAACGGCGGTGATCAATCAATTTTTACCGGAAGAGTACCGAGGTAAAATAGTAAAAGAAGCCGTTCGCGACTTACTCACAAAGGCCGGGATACCAGAAAATGAGACGGCCGCGCAGAGGATTGTACAGGCTGGAACCGAAGGGCTTGCTGGCGCCGTTACCCAAACGGCCGCAGGGCAAGCACTCGCAAAGGGAGCCGGGCTTGTTCCTGGTGCGGTCGAGAAGGTCGGTACCGCTCTTGCCGGGCAACCAGTACAACAGGCGGCCGGAGGAATCGGCGCGGGTGTCGCAAGCCAAGGCGCGGCCGAGGCGGGGGCAGGTCCGGGGTTACAGACGGCGGCCGGTCTTGCAGGAAGCGTTCTAGGCGCAGGAGTTGGAGGGGTTATATCTCCCGAACAGGTACCGCAGTGGAACCCTCAAACGCAACTTGTCAAGGAAGGAGAAAGGGCTGGTGTGAACCTGTCTACAACCGACGTGTTCCAGCCTCAAACAAGATTCGGCAAGTTTATAAAGTCGTTCGGTGAAGACATTCCGTTTTTTGGAACAGGAGGAATGCAAAAAGCAAAGGCGGCAGAGCGAATTGCTGCGGTTAAAAACTACGCTCAAGAAATGGGTGCAGATGGAATAGCAAACGCCTCGGACGATGTTATGAGAGACTTAATAAGCAAAAGAAAAGCCGACTTTGCAAAGTGGGGAGGTCAAAAGGCAGAGGTATTAACGTCTCCAAAGCTGGTCAATAGGCCGGTTCCGATGACAAACACAATAAATAAAATAGACGAACAGGTATCATATTTGAAAGGTCTTCAAAACGATTCTCTTGAACCTGCAATAAAAAAACTTGAAGGATATAAAAAAACATTCACTAACAAAACCATTGAACAGGTAGACGACAACAGGGCGCAACTCGGTACTCTTTTCAAAGATCGCGACCTAGTAGTCGACACTGAAATAAAACAAAAAGTTATGAACTCACTATATGGAGCCGTAAAAAAAGATATTGGGGGTTTTATAAAAACAAACTCGGGTGACGTCGATGTGAATAAGTGGGCTCAAGCCGATACCGAACTTACAAAATTGTTTAGGGTTGAAAATCTTCCCATACTGAAGAGGGCAATTAAAAGGGGAGACGTCACACCTGAATTGATAGATAGTGTGTTGTATAACAACGACGAGTCAACAGTAAAATCCCTATTCAGCAACATAACACCGCAGGGAGTTAATGCTACAAAGTCCTCTATTGTTCAACACGCGGTAAAAAGTGCAACAAATGAAAAGACTAAAATAATAGACCCAGATCAATTTAATTCTGCAATTGGTAAATTGAGTAAACAAACTGGAATATATTTTAACGAAAATGATACACAAAGAATTGAAGGATTAACAAAAGTATTAAACGCAACGGCCGGGGCGCCAGCTTCATTGCAAAGCCCGGCTACAGGTGCTAGGTTAGTTTTGCCGACGAGCGCGATAGGCTTGGCCAGTGTAATACCAGGTGGGCCGGTTGAACGTATTGTGGGTACTGCGGCAGGGATGGCGCTTGCCGGAGGAGCCGCAAGACTCTACGAGTCAAAGGCCGTTCGCGACCAACTCATAAAGATCGCAAACGCTAAGCCTGGTAGCGAAGCAGAAGGGCAATTTATCCGCCGTGTGCTTGAAACAATTCGCGCTCAAGGCGAAGAGGAGAATAAATAAATGGCGTCAACCGAAGTCCGCGCACCTTTTACGTTTTTCGCAGACCTAGAGGGGGGTGCTCTTGAAGGCGGGTATATCTTTATAGGAGAGCAAAATCTTAATCCTCTTTCAAACCCGAAAGACGCATATTGGAATTATGAACTTACAATCCCAGCCGCGAACATTCGCACCTCACACGGCCTACCAGTAAACGGAAGCAACCCAGGGCGCATATTTGTCGATGGCGCGCACTCGATACTTGTAAAAGATAAGAACGGGACAATCGTATATTCGTCAATGTCGGTAGAAGGAGAAAAATCATATACCGACTTTATTTCTGATGTAACAAAAATCGCCATTGACTACGGTACCCCTTGGGGTATGATGTTTTATGACATTGAATATCGAGCTCCTTCGCCGTGGTATCCTTCAACACCTGAAACATATTGGCCTAATCTGTGCCTTACCGATATAGACACTTACGCAGACATAAGTTCTGCAAACTGGGGCGCAACAAATATAGCAAGATTGAGAGCAATAAAGACGGTATTCAAGGAAGGTCTTGTCGGGGCTCTTTCCAGTCTTTACGTTACCAACTGGGCAATAGCGGCAAACGTGGCAACGCTTACTTTTGCTAATAATGCTGATACTATTGCTGCTTTAACGTCACTACTAGAAGACAAACAACATCATGGGTCATATGTGGGATGGAGGACAGGGACAAATTCCGCAGCAATAGGAGATATAGCGGCCGGAACATACGCGCTTACAGACGTAAATGCAGGAGCTCGGACCGTTTCTTTTGCATATACCGCCGCCAATAACTCAGGAGCGGTAACAGCATCTTTCGAGTTTTACGCCTACCGCATCGCAGGATCAACGACGACGGCGCGCATTTTCAGCGCTCGTGGGTTGTCGATCATGGGCGTCAATGACGCGAATGGGTACTTTGTGAGCGGGGGGCTGAGGCGGAGAGGTTATTTGCAGGGTCACACTCATAATATACTTGGGGCTACCTCTCCCGGGACTGCCGCTGAGATGACTGCGGGGGGGCAGCCTGTTCCGCAGTTTTCTGGATCGGGTGGAGGGGATTTCGGGGGAGTTGTTCGCACAGTTTCAAATGACGGCGTCAGCGGAACAGCGCGGTACGCCAAAGAAACCAACAGCCCCGCGCTTAGCGGGCATTTGTATGTTCATTTTTGGGGGTATGCGGTATGAGTTATATTAGGGTTGTAAACGGCCAAGGCGTAGAAGTTGAAGAGCGAAAACCTTTAATAAATGGAGATAAACACTATAATGGAGTCCTTGAATATGCCGTCAAGATAACTAGGGAAGCGTGGAATAAGGAACATCCAAACGACAAGCAAACATATGAAGTCATAAAAGAATAAACTCTTGATATTGCAACGTTTTAGCGTCATAATATAGGTATACAGGAGGCCGTAAATGAAACGCGTATTTGTGTTTATTGCGGTTTTAGTGTTTTGTTTCTTATCTTGCGACACTGGTGTAAATAAGCCGAGCGATCCTATTGAAGAGGTTCAGGGTGGGCAGGTTGAAACACCGGCCGAAGTTGAAGATGCCCCGGTTGTCGAAACTCCTATCGTTGAACAACCTGTCATAGAAGGGCCGGTTGTAGAAACTCCCATTACTCAAGTCGATCCGGCTCACCCTGTTAAGCCTACAGCCGAGGAAATGACGAGCGATATTAGGCTTTCATCTTTTGAAGCAAGCGGCGTATGGTGGTTACGGAAGCCGTACAAAACAAGCGCAAGTATTCGTGGGTCGGTATATTACAATATCGCTCTGGACGACCCGATAGCTCAGTATTGCACGGAGCCAGGTTGGTCTTATATGTTTTACGATGATGGAGCCGTCATCGGGATAGAACCATTCCCCGAAAATGTGTCGATAACGCAGCAAGCAGTATGGCTTACCGTTACCGCGCACAATCAAGAATATCCCAACGAGCCGTGGGGATATATAAACGTTCCACCCGTAGGGCCTCCTCCTCCGATAACTTCTAATGACCCTATTCTTGGCAAATGGCAATTCGCGATATGCCTTGATGATGGGTCCATCGTAGACGGTCCATACACCGCCGAATTTGATTTCAATTGGGCCTTCTTCAAGGAAAGCACCGCAAGGGCTCAACTTGAAGCATACAACCGCGACCACGATCCCGACGCACATATAGTGTGGGGAACCGAAGAATAAGGAGCTGACATGGTAAACGTGCTTGATTTTGCGATGAAAATTCCGTATCTCTGCGACGCCGAAGACCCGGAGCGGTGGGCGCGTCTAAACAAGATGGCGTATGACGATGAACTTGACCACGATCGATCAGTGTTCAAGCGAAAAGAAACCGACGCATTCGAACCAGGTCGGCGCCTTCGCCCTGCGTTTTCCTTCACCGCGTTTCCGCACGATCAGGGGAAGGCCCGCCACTGCATGAACCTTCTCAAAATATGGGAGATTTCACACTACGAAATCGAGCATGGCGAGTCAGGCCACGAAAGGGAAAAACAAGACCTTATGCTTGATGCCATTGAAGGAGAAAAGAAGTACCCTGAAATCGCCGAAGTGCTTACCGTAGAACAGGCAGCCGCGAACTACGGTTGGTAGCATGATCCCACGCAAGACGACGGCGGTAATATTCCTAGCATTCTCCGTCGTCGTCGCGTTTAAAAATTATCTTGTAGGTGAGTATCAGTATACATTGTTCACCATTCCATTCATCGCCGCCGTCTTATCTGATTTACGCATAAGCCGCGTTTGCGAAGTTGCTGGACTTGTGGCGACTTCTTGTTATATCATGGCCGCTCAAGTTTTTCACGTGGGAATGATCGGCATGATTATGTCAGCAGTTTTCTTTTTTACACTTGGCTACAACCTGCGAGTTGCGCGCATATACATATTCTCTTCGATGGTCATCGTGGGCGTGTGCTCATATTTTCAATTTATCAAGGCTGAAAGCATGATATTGCGTGCGATTTTTGACTCCGCTATTTATGCCGTATGTTCTTTTTGCATATACATTGCTCTTCAAGATTATATTTCCTCTAATGTCAACAAGGCTTTTGATATTGCAAAACGCGCGATCGACATAGCCGAAAGGGAAGATAAATGAATGAAGAGACTATTGCCGATATCGCGGCTCTTAAGACGGAGATGGTAAACATGAAAGAAGCTTTTCGTGATCACCTGGAATTGCATAAGGGATTGAACGTAAACAAGCAAGCATGGGCTATGATTGTACTAACAGGCCTAAACTTACTTGTTATGGTTTGGGGAATAAAAGTTACCTCCGACAATTCTAGGCCGCAATCAAGAATAGGTATTGAGCGCACGTTCCAGGGAGAGGTTAAGCCGTGAGGCTGGTATGGAACCGAACAGAGAACGACATCGCGGCCGGAGAGGCTCATTTCGTCGTAACAAACATTATCCGCAATGAGTTGAACGGCCGTCGAAAACTTCACGATCCCCGGCAGGTGGTAAACGCCGTCGTTAATGGTCAATGGGGACCGCCCTACATGCCGCGTCAATTCCCGCTCGGTACCTGGAAGATAACAGCCGTAGAAGACACGAACGATCCCGAGTTCGCGCCTATCAAGATACGCACGAACGCCTCGCAGCCTGTCACGGTTTGGGCTCTCGATAAAGATGGTGGTTACGATCACCCTACCGATAAAACCGTCATGGACTCGGGGTATCACCTACACTATGCAGCGGCGTCGTCAACTACGCTCGGATGCGGACGAGTAGGGACAAACTCGCCGGACCAGGTGCGCAAGCTCGCGGGGATACTTCGAAACGCCATAGCGCGCGGTGAGGCGCTGGAATTGGAGGTCATCGCATGACGTCTTTCAAGTCGTGGCTTAATAAATATTGGGACGAAGTCCTCATGTATTCCCTTTCCCTCGCGGCGTGCATGATGGCGAACCAGTGGGAGGCGTTCAAGGCATCTTCGGTCATAAAGATTGATTTCTCGCCTGGCCGTATTGCCTTCGCCATTTGTATCGCGGCTCTCGCAACAGCCGCTCAAGAATTGATAATCAAGGACACCGAGGGAGTCCGACGAGCTGGTAAGAAAAAGAACCTGCCGAAGCGGATCATTTTCTCGATCCTATTCGGCCTTGGATCTCCTCAAGCGGTTGACGTCATGATAGGCATACTCACGACAGCATTGTCGTCGATTAAGATAGGCGGCTAAATGTGCAGTCGAAGATTTGTATCGGTTCTTTTATCGCTCTGTCTATTTGGGCCATCGTTTCCTGCTTTATCATATTCGGAGGAAGCGGATACGTTGCCGATATCTCAGCAATCGGCGATGCGTATCTATCAGATATCACAGCGTTTGCAAGAGATAGCCAAGGAGCGCGAGTCCGAGCGAATAGTCTCGCTGAATCAAATCGACGCCTTGCTGAAAGAAGTCGAGAGCTTGAGAGCCGAGCTGTCAACGCTGAAAAATCAGTCATCGGGATTGAGTCAATATTCAGAGACTACCGCGAGTCAGTACGGCGAACAGGCGAAGGAAATAGCGAGATTGGCAGTCTTGGCAGAGAGCTTGAAAGCCTCATTCAAGACGTACCGGGATTCAGCGAAGGAGAAAATAAAGCGCCTTGAAAAATCATTACGCTTCCACAAGGTTATAGAAAAAGCCGCCATTGCGGCGGCTTTAGTGTTTGGCGGGTTGTGGGCGTCCTCTACGCTTTAGGCATCCTGTATCGCGTCCGCGAATCCCGCCTCAATCTCATCGGCGTCTAGGTACTGTTCTGCCCAAGCGAGCGCTTGTTCTTTGCTCATCGGGTCGATCTGCTCCCCGCCGCTCGTGTTGTTGTCTCCAAGGCTACGGGCGTATCGAGTCATAGGGCCTCCCCGCCCTGCCAAAAAATATCGCCGCGCCGTCTTGGTAACGTAGAGAGTGGCATCCCACGACGACAGGTCTCGACCGTATCCGTTGCTTGCCGATCCGACTTTGATAGCTTTGTCCGTGTCATACCGAAATCCGTTGATGATCGCTTTCATGTCCCCTCCTGTCTAAGTTGTTTTTTCAGGTCAAGAAGAAAATCAACTACTTTCTCAAAATATTCTTTTCTCATTGTGGTTGTTATAACTACAACATCACCTTTTACGCTAACGTCTATTTTATTTCCTGATGCTTTCCCTATTCCATCCATTTCCATTTTGGATGGATCAATTGACGATGCCAAATTCCCTCCTTTGCCCGGACTTGGGACCGGGCCGTGCATTAGCGCCCTTGCGGGCGCCCCTCTGCGATTCACTTCCAGGAAAAGTTTCCGTTGGCGATATTTTTCTCGACGAACTCTTTCGGGATGCTCTGCACTTTTCCGTTGACCTCGAACTTGATGCTTACGCGGCCATCATGCCCGACGACCTTCGCTTCCATACCGTTCCCACAAAGGACCTTTCCGATCGGGAAGTCGCGGACCATGGCGGCGCAGTCGGCTTCGTATTTCTGGCTTTCAAGGTGGTCTCTGTAAAGGTCGGTTCCGGTTACCATGTTCATTTCGTCCTCCTATCTACATCTGATCTATCTATAATATACACCAACTAAGTGTATAACGCAATAGACGCAAAGCGATTTATACACTATTTTAGTGCCTTTTATTCGATTTATACTATACATCTTTTAAGTGCTTGTATTTTGACTCCCCAAACACAACGCGACACAATCCCCGCCACTGCGTAAAATACACCTGTCTGGTGTATTCTTATCCCCTATTTCTAGTGTCGCCTCCTTGCCTCGCTATTCGCGTGTGTAATTATATGTAGCACATGAAGTTGTGTAGATGAATACCTTGCGTGCTATATAATACACCTAAAAGGTGCGTATGCACGCTATAGGTAGCGCCTTGACCGCAAAGTCAAAGCGCTAACCGCCGTCAAGTGGGTGCTACTTTTTGTGGGTGCTAGCGGGTGGACGGCGTGGGCGGTGAAGTAAACCGAGTGTTCCAGGCCTCTCGCGCATTTTCTACTGTTTGATAGCCTCCGATTAATCCGCCGTTTCGTACTCCGCAAATAATGCAGCTACAAAAGTAAGCGTCTCTCACCGGACTACCGTCGGCGAACCATGCGTTCTCATCTTCCTTGTTTCTATGGGTATAATGCACGGCGCCTTTGTCTGACGCTTCTCCTCCACAAAACGGGCATGGTAGCAATTCGCTCATCCTTCCTCCTCCCACTCTCGCAGTGATAGCACACAGCCACGCCAGGGCCGAGCGCGATTTCCTTTCCAGGCGGTATCTCGTGGCCGCAGACGGAACAGCGGTTAAGATTGGTCATTCAGTCTTCTTAACTCGCGCCGTGCATAGTCGTGGTTTTCTTTGCATCCGTCTCTAAGCATGTGCTCAAGCGAGGCGCGAGCGTATTTTGGATCGATTTGTGTATGTGAACCATCCGGCGTATAGTGCGAGCTTCCATCGCAGTCAGTCCCGCAGCCGATAGCGTCGCAGTGGTCGCACTTGGGAAGATCGACGGTTGCGGGCTCCGTGGCGGCGAGGGCTGCGCGGGCCTTGTCTGCGATCATCATGGCGTAGTTCGCGAGGTTGACGGCTCTTCTGATGATCTCTTCAGGATCGCCCGTGATTACGGCCGATACAAGTTTCGGACCTTGCTTGTCCATCTGGTTCAGCAGTTGTTTATTGGGCAGCGTCGGCCATGGTTTCTTCCAGTCGTTTTCTTTTAGCTTTTTCTCCATCTCGTCGGCGAACCATCTTACGGGATCTCTCAGCTTCTCCACCGCCTCAAGGGCGCGGTTACGCTGGGCGGTGAGGTCGGCGATGGTAGACATGGAGCTTGCTTTTGCCGCGTCCCAAGCAGCCATAAACGCGGCGGCTTCGGGATTGATCTTTGCAGAAACTCGCGAAATATCTGTGTCGGTCATAAATGACACTCCTTGATGCGTGAGACGAGGCGGCTGGCTGACTCTTGAGCCTCGCAGAATAATTCGTGCAATCCGGCCGCGCCCTCAATTATTCCGCTAAGGTTGCGATACACAGCCTCCGAGTGGCCAAGAGCATGGGCTATTACTCCCGCGTCCCTCTCCACGTCCTCGCTCACCTTGGCGGGAAAATCAGCGTCCGTGAAATGATGCGCACCCATCGAGCAGTCATAAGCATGGTGACATCCCCAGCCATTCTCTTGGATAGCTGTGCCACATTCGGGGCATGACCGTTTGGCGGGCTCGGTCCCGGAAAGCTCCTCCATGAGCTGATCGTAGTCAACCGAATTAAGCCGATGGGTAAACTCACCATCGTCAAAATCTGGATTGTCCGCCTTGATTGCGGCGATAGCTATTTTGATCTTCTCGCGCAGGGAATATATTTCCTGCCATAGAAGTTCATCGGTTACCGGCTCCTTGGCGGGCTCGGTGCCTTGCAGGATGGCGGGAATAGGGAACGTTTCGCGCATTTTGTCATATATGGCGGTACGACCGGAGGCGGGAAGATGATCAACCAGCAGGTCCCAAACCTCCCCTGCTATGTCCAGTCTCCTATCGTCTGCCCTCACCTCTGACACGTCTATGGTTCCGCGCAAGGCGTTCGCGTACACTGAATGCGGGTCGGACAGCTTAGCGGCGACCTCGCGCTCTACGATGGCGCGCTCGTCGGCCCTGGCCTCTTGGGCGAGGCGGGAGGCGTAGGCGTCGATGATACGTGCTGACCGTTCGATCATTTCCTCTTTTGTGCGGATTTCGCGACGGCGGTATGAGGTAGATATTTCCTCCACCTTTACGGCGAGTTCGCACGCGTCCTCGCACGGCTCCGGCTCGGCGGCGAGGAGGGAGAGGGCTTCCGCTGCCTTTGTAGCGGCCATGCGCACGCGCTTCGTTGCTGACAAGCTGGTAGTCTTCGGGTTTATATCTAGGCACTGAATATATTCCAGCGCTTCCCTTATCCTGCTATCCATTGTGGGCCTCCTGATCGTTGGAGAGGACTTTAGCCTCTATGGTGTCATACAGAGCAGTAAGTATATCAAGTCTTTTCAAAGGCTTGCACTTGTAGATGATACCCATCGAAAGAACGGCAGTGATTACTATCTCCCGTTCCGCCTTCACGGCGTCGGCGCGGATGCGGGAAACTTCGATGGCCGCAACGTCCACAAACTTATCGACCGTTGGGTCAAAAATCCCGGTTAAGCTTGCGTGCCACATAGCAGCGCAAAGGCACTTTGCCTCTTCCCTATCAGCCTCGGTCGGCTGTATGTCGCTCATCGTTTCCCCCTTCCAATATTTGCAATTCTGTCCGCGATACCGCTGGTTACAGGTCGTGCGATATGCGCAGGTTGGGCAGTCTTTCAATCCCCGTCCTCCCCTGCGACTTCCATCATCTTGTCAATCTCTCGGCTCAGTCTCTCCGCGTTGATCCGTCCGCGAGCCTCGCAGGATATGGGCGCCGAGACTTGGCGAGGGATACCGGATAAGGCGGCTTCGTCGATGGTGCGGAATAGGGCGTCATGGGCGGCGAGGTAGGGAGTCATTCTTTAGCCGTCCAATTGGACGGCTCGAACGGAATGCCCATAAAACTATTTATGCAATTCGAACAAGGCAAATCATTTTCGTGTATATCTCGATACTTGCACGTTGCACAAGTTTTCGACCTATCTAGTTTAGCCTCGCATATCGCTTGTTTTCGCAGTATGTCGTTAACGGTGATTTCCATAGCTTCCATCCTCCTCTATCTAGTCTCATCGTCCAGGCCGCCCGTAAGCGGCAGGAGGGGGGCGCTATATCGTCTGCTCGCCGATTATCTCGCGGGCCTTGTTGCATACCCTGCGTATCTTTTCGGACACGCTGTCATCGTAGTATTCCCACGCGCTCGGATTTCCTATCTGGTATTCCAAGTTATCCCGCACAAACTGCGCAAACTCTTTCAAGCTTATCTCGTCCATCCTTCCCCACCTCCCAGCCGGAGCCTTATCGCTCCCGCGCCGTTACTATCTATGCCCGCCCATCATGAGACAGGCCCGCTCGAACGTCCCGGCAATCTGCCAGCTTGACGCCTTCACGTCGCGTCCGTTTGATACCAGGATTAGACAGGCGTTGACGTACCATATGCCGTTGACGCGCTTCATGACCTACACCTTTGCGCAACGCGGAAGGAAGCAGTCTTTGAGTTGGCCGGTTGTTCGGTCTAGGTGGTCCATTATCCCGCCGACGTCGTGAACGAAGTTGAAATCGTCGAACGCGATAAGCTTATCGAAGTCAAGATTACATCCGTTCGCATGAGTAGCAGAAAGGTCCATGTTGAGCGAAAGGCGGTCTATACTGGCTTCTATAGCAACCGCTCTATCCACAATCTTGTCTATCAACTCGGCCTCTTCTTTCGTCGTATCAAACTGGATCATCTTCTCTCTCCTCACTCTCAATCTACCTACATTATACCGCATAATCGTGGATTGTCAATATAAAAATAATATAAAAAAACAATAAAAATATGTTGACAGATGGGCCGTGTGGTGCTAGTATATAGATAGATGGTGCGGGCGACAGAGGGCGCCGACCGATGGAGGTCTTCGATGGGCAAGCTCACGATGCGATCCAAGATTCGGATTTACTGGACTACTAGCCCCGGCGACATGGGATATGACTATCGCCCTACGCTAGGAGAAAATGGAGCTTGGAAAGGCCCACACGCAAACTACGAGTTATGCAGTATGCGTAAGGCGCTGTCGTTTTCTTTTGACCTTAGTAAAAAAATAGGGACCGGGACCTATAGGATGATAAGTTACCAGCATGATGGACGCGAGGTCGCCCTTGAGGAAATACGCGACGTGGTTGAAACCGCTGAATACCATAAGGAAAACAGGTAGTGTTATTTTCCAGTCCCCCACCAATCTGGGGGACTGGACAACAATACTGCAACAAAGGGGTTTTAATAGATGGATATACCTACAGTCGTAATCGATACAATCCAAATGCCAGAAAAGGGGAAGCAGCTTTTGCTTAACGTCCCACAGCCCACCCTTACCGACTATCGGGCGGCTGGAGCAACCGGACTTGTCTACAGGCGGTGCGGGCTTCACCTCTCTATCGATCCGGTATTCGACCCGCCGAAAGACTAAGCGCATAGACGACGCCGAGCGGTGCATGGTCATACGCCCGGTGGACGTGAGCGATGGGAACAGAT